CGGATGTCGAACATCCAGTGCGCGACGTTGACCGATGAAGTTTCCGCGCTCCAAGCCGGTGCCTGGTCGTCAAGTATCCGGCGATCGATGAAACGCACCGCGCGCTTGTTCGAGGTGGCCGCCATGTTGCGCACCACATCTAGCACGCGCAGCGCATTTGGTAGGTTGATTGAACCAGCATCGCCCAGCTTCTGCCGCACGCCGACAGCCAGCGTGACCGTAGCCGTCTGCGAGTTAGCATCAGGGCGAATCAGAACTATTTCCTTGTACGAGTCGTTGATCCAGTCCTGCAACTCCAAGCGTGTCCAGCGCACGCCGCCTTCGTCGTTCAGAATCTTCTCAGCGCGGCGGATGATGTCGATTACTTTGGTCGTTGCCATGGTTGACGCTCCTGATTAAAAAAACTGTGGTGTGGTGCCTCGGCGAGCGCGCGACATCCCGCGGAAAGCATCGACGCTGCCATTGCCGATGCTCGCTTCATAGGCGGATTCGTAAACAGCACCCACGCTGGCGTTGTGCCAGGCTACATTTGGCATCAACATCAGATCCGCCTTAATCCCGGCCACAATCGCGTCGAGATACTTGCTGTAGAGCATGTCCGGGTATTGCAGCGTTGCCGCTGCAGGCTTCAAAGTGACGCGCGCCGTGATCTGGCCGATTGCGGAAGGCAATGGAAACAGCGACAGCGTGATTCCGTCGCGGGTGAAATACCGTTTCGGGTCACCAGTCATGGCCGTCCAGTTGTGGTATTCGTCGTCCAGCTCTTCTTCTGTGGTCGGATCCAGGATCATGCCGTTGTAGCGCACCGTCTCGATGCGCACGATCTCGGATTCAGCCGGCGGCGTCATAGTGTAGGACTGCGTATTCGCCACCGTGTTGAGCGGCGTGATGCTGGACTTCCAAACCTTCGTCCTGCTGCAGAAATCGCGCAGCTTGCGCCGCGCCATGCTGTCGATCAGCGGCAACGACGCCTCTTGCACTTCCGGCAAGATGAACGGCTGCAGGTCAGCGATCAGCGCCATTCAGGATTACTCCAAGCCCAGCAGCTTGACTACCTGCTTACGCAGCGTGGCCACAGGCGCGGCCTCGTTCAGCGTCAGTTCGTTTGCCGCGGCCAGTTCCATCAGCTCTTTCTTGCCCATGGCGTTGATGTCGGCAGCGGTAACGCCTTGCTCTTCGTTGCTATCTTCGGCGCTCTCATCTGGCGCGCTCTCGATCTTGGCTGGCGCGCTCTTCGCGGCCTTCGTGCCATGCTCTTCAAACGCTTCCTCGATCGACAGCAGGCGCTCGATGTGCGCCTTGTCGGTCACTTCGGCAACATGGTCGCCGTCTTTGTTGGGCGCGAAGTGATAAACCGTCTCGCCCAACTTGATTTCGGTACCGCCTTCGCGGATTTGCTTGCACTTGATAAACATGATCTGCCACTCCTTGCTTATTGAAAGATGGTGAAAGGAGCGGCCGAAGCCGCCCCGATCGGGTTATTGCTTACGCGCCGTAACGAGCCGCGCGGTAGAACAGGGTGAAACCGATCGTGCCGGTAGTTGCGCCGGTCGCTGGTGCGGTTGTCACCTTCAGGCCGACAGTGCGATCTGCAGTGGTCGGAGCCACGCGCGGAGCCAGCACGCTATCCATGCGCACGACGCCAGCGGCTTGGCCGACAGCAGCAGCAGCACGGAACTCGGCAGCGGTGCCAGCGGTAAAGCCGACAGACATTGCCAATGCTGGCGATGCGTCACTATCCAGGTCGTCGGTGTCGATGGTGAAATCCACCGGAACGCAATCGGCTGGCAGCTTCACCATTTCGATTACGTCATTCAGAGCCAGTGCAGCTGCTAGGGCGATGCTGCCGCGAACGGCATACACCTCACCGGCTGCATCCGGAGTGATGGAAGGTTGCTGCGCGCTTGCAGCAGTTGCGGTCAAAGTAGCCATGTGTTTCTCCTTAAAATGAAAGGTTTGGTTTGAATCAGGGCGGCGCTATGCCGCCCGTCACTCAGTTACCGATTAGCCCGGATTGGCCGCTGCGGAATCAACTGCGATCACGCCGAAGTCAGTGCTGTTGAAGCGGCACTTCTTCACGCCAAAGATCGAATTGGTCGCAACTACCAACTGGTTGCCGTTGTCGCGGGTTTCTTCCGTCCAGTCGAAGCGCATGCCTGTACCAGCGGAGCCGAAAGCCACCACGGCAGCCTGCGAGCCGAGGAACAGAGCGCGTGCAGCAGCGACGTTCGAGCCTGCGCCGTAGTCGGTAAAGCGAATCACTGGCTTTGCTTCGTGCAGCACGACGTTGTTGTACATGCCCAGGCCGCCCTTGAAGATCGGAGACTTATTGCCCTCGCTGGCAGCTGCGGCCTTCTGCAAGTCCAGCCAACCACCGGTGCCGGAGTCGCGCTTCAGGTCATACTTCTGCCACGGAGACATCACCAGCACGAAATGCTCTTCGCCGTCGATGACGATAGGCTGGATCGAAGGGATGCCCTCGGTGCCGCCGCCCATCATGGTCGCCTTGGCCGTCAAGCGGTCAATGGTTGCCAGCGTCAGCTTGTCGGTAGAAGCCAGCGATGCCTTGCTGGTTGCCGCGCCTGCGTACAGGATGTGGTTAGCATCCGGCGCTTCGACGGCGTTACCGGCAAAACCGGTGTAGGAGGTCGGGAAGGTGTAGTCGGCATTGACGCCGCGCGCACCGGACAGGTAGATGAACAGCAGCTCATCGAACACACGGCTCCACCAGTCGGCTTGACGCTTCTTGGCAACCATGCGCAGATCGTGCAGGGTACGCTTGCGGGTCATACGGCCGCCAGCATTCACGCCCTGACGCATCTGGTCGATGAATACGTTGTCGGTGTAGAACTTCAGATCCTCTTCCTGACCTTCGAGGACATCATCACCCTCGACCGGCTGCATCTTGAGCTGCAGGGACAGGTCATAAGTGATCTGCTCGCCGGCGTCGTTTTCCAGGTGGCGAAGCACCTGGATAGGTGCGGAAGCGGTTTCGCCCTCGCCCATGAACTTCTTGTTGAAGTACGAGGTACGGGCAATATCAACGGCCAGCTGGCCGCTGAACTTCTTTACTGCTTTCGGGTCGTTCAAACCCACAATGGTCTTAGCCATGAGCTATCTCCTTAATAAATTGACAAATCAATTAAGTTCGGCACTCATGCGCTGAAACCTTTTGCTGCGTTTGCTACTTTTCTACTGCCACTTCTACTTCTACAACAAAAAACCACTTAATCTTTACCGCTTTTTCGTCAGACTGGCGGCGCGGTTCGCCTTGCTACTTCCCGCCACTGGCGGAGAGCGGCTGAACGCTGTTCGCAGCAGGCCACCTAATACCCTTGGCAGCCTGCGCGGCAGCTCCATTGCCTTTGACTTCTACTCTCACATTTATTGGCGCGTCAACCATTAAACGCGCCAACTGACCAGATTTTTTCTGCAGCGTCACAGACACCTTCCCATCCCCGATAGACAGAGACTCGCCAACCTTGAGATCGAAGTAGGCAGGCATTGATTACGAAGCGAAATACCGGTCGCGCGCTTCCGGAGACAAGCGAGCCAGTGCGCGCTCATGCTCGATACCTGATAACTTATCCAGATAGTCGAACTCTCCAACCGACTCTGCGTTATCCGCCGGCGGAATCTTGCTCAGATTCGGCGGCACGTCGTCGGTGTTCGGCTTGCGTGCTGCTGGCTTCTTCTCGCCTTCAGGCTTCTTCTCGCCGTCAGCAGGCTTCGCGCTTGCTTGACCGAACTCCGCCTGCACGATCTTATGCGCTTCACGCAAGAACCAGCGCCCTGGCTTATCGTTGTTCTCTTCCTTGCTCGCCAGATCCTTGACCGCAATATCCAGCGCCGCATGGCGGAACTTGCTGGTGTTGTATTCCTGATGCGAGTCCATGAAGTCGTCGATCTCGCGCTGCCATAGCTGCTTTTCGATCTGATCGTTCTGCTCTGCGGCGATTTCGGACTTGAGCTGTATGCGCACCAGATCGTCGCGCTGGCGGTTGTAATCCTTCAGCTCAATGTCGCCAGCCTCGAACTTCGCATCAAGGTCGGACAGCTTAGCGTCGTAGTCCTCGACCGGAGCGGCTTCATAGCGCGGCACGAATGCCTTGCGGTCGCCGTCGTCGCCTTCGGAGTTGGCCTTGGAAGGTTCGCCATCATCCTGTTCGCCATCTCCTTGATCTTCGCCGTCGTCATCGTCGTTTGCTTCGCCGTCGTCGTCGCCATCTTCATCATCGCCGGAAACGACAGCATTCAGCGCCTCGCGCTCTTCCTCGGTACCGGAAAGAATCGCCTCGCGCTCTTCGTCAGACAGCCCGGCCAGTTCTGCTTCTGTGTATTGTTCGCTCATGGTTCGCCACCTCTCTCGTTAAACAGACGCGGATCAGGCCGCGTCAACCGCACCGGCAACAGACGCGATTTCTTCCAGTCGCTTCTTCGCCAATTCCTTAACCCGCGCCATGCGCTTCGGGTCTTTCTTGATCTCGGCCGCGCGAGTCAATACGCGCAGATCCTCTTCAGTTTCCCAATCCCTCGGGGTGGATACGTCCAATCCTTTGCTCTTTGCCATGCTGCTCTCCTTGGTTATTGGTTGATGCCTTCGTTCTGCGGTGTCTGGATGCCGTGCATCATCCCGGCCTCTTGTGCTGGGCGCTGCAGATCCGGGATGTTCCCGTTCATGCCAGCAGGCGCGACCTGTTCCAGATTGGCCGTTTCGCCTTGCGGCACATCCTTGAAGCCGGAGCCTTTCAGAATCTCATCGGCAACCGGCGCGACGCCTGGCGTGGTCGCCACAATACCGGCAGCTTGCAGAGAAGCGAACATCGCCTCGACCGTCTTGGCTAGTCTCTCCGCCCCGATCTTCTCGTTCTGCGCCATGAGCTGATCAACCTTCGCTTCCAGCAGTCGCACATTCGCCTCGGCTTGGCGCTTCATCAGCTCGGACTGCTCGGCTTCCTGCTGTTGCTTGGCCTGCTCCTGCGCAAGCGCCTCCGGCGTCTTTTCCTCGGTGTCGTCCACCTGGCCATTCAGCTTGCGGATGCGCGCCACGATCTCGTCCTTGCCCTGCAGATCGGAGAACTCAAAAACCAGATCCAGCAGGTTGATTGCCATTTCTGGCGGCATCCGACCGACCATTTCAAGCATCTGCTCGAACATGGCTTGGCGGATGTTCTCGCGGTAGTCCTGCTCGTCAACGAGGAAGTCGGCCTTGGTCTTGGTGATGTCGTTGAGATATTCGCCGTTCTCGCCGGGCTGGTTGATCTTTAGCCACTCAAACGTGCCTTGCTTCTTGCCGGACAGTCGGATCACCTTCGGCATGCTGTAATACTGCTCGGAAAGCGATAGCAGGTTCTCCCCGCTGATCTGGAAGCACAGCAGGTAATTGTCGAACACTTCCGCTGTGACGACGCTGCCCTGCGTCTGGCGCGCAATGATCGCCTTGCCGGACTGGTCGTTATGCGTGCGGCCTAGGTTCTCGTCCGTCACGCCGCCAGCATGGCGGATGCCGTTCGTGCCGCGATCCATCAGCATCAGGTGTTCTTCAGCCAGGCGCTTGTCCTGGTTGATTACCAGCTCCTTACCCTTTTTCTTGATGATGATGCCGTCCGGGCGCGATACCTCGTCGCGCAGCTCGTCCCAGTCATCGACAGCGCCCTCTTCGGCGATCACCTGATTGCTTGAAAGAATGAACTGCGCCTTGGAGGCGCGCTTATTCACATCCTCCTGCATGTCGCGCTGGTTGCGCACGATGCCGTAGGGCGCATTGTCACGGCCGCGGCGATAGCACCACATCGGCGTCAGCGAGAAGCGGTTGTGCTTGTACGGGCTTTTCCCATCCCACAGCACCGCACCGCTACAGAAAATCGTCACCTCGATCTGCATTTCAAGCGCATCGAACAGCGATACCACGCCGTCGTCATTCGCTTTCACATGCTCCGGGTTCTTCGCGTCGTAGATTTCGCCATCGAACAGGTCGCCGCGGATCTTCTGCACGCGCGCCGGCGTGCGCACCCATGCTTCGATCAGCTCGACACGCTCGCGGCGATTGACCGTACCGCCACCAGCGCCGATGCCACCATAGCGCGAAAAGCTGCCAATCGGCGTAGTTCCGTTCTCTCCCTGACGCAGCGGCGCGCCAAGGTAGTAGTCGTCGTATGCGCTGACGAACGAATCCTGATCCATTGAAGCTGCGCGCAATTTCGATGCGCGCTCCGGGAACATGGCAACGGCCACATCTAAGTCGGCGACGCGGCGACGGAACAGATAGCGCGCATCGGACAGATCCAGCTTCTTCGCGTTGCTGTCGTACCAGACATTCCGCCACGACTCATGCTGCGAAAATAGCGGGTCGTCGTCGTTGTCGCCCTTAACGCCGTCCTCGATCCAGCTCAGACCGCAGATCACCGTTTCCTTGAATGCCTGGCTGCGCTCGAACGGGATGCGGTTCACATCGCTGATGTACTTCATCACATCGCATTTCACGGAGGCCGTCTCAACGTCGTCGTCGGTTCTCGGCAATACATTGAAGTCGAACTTTGTGCGGCGCTCGGTGCCGACCACCCAATCGATAGTGGGCTTGATTTCGTTGTACACCAGTGGAGCCTGTCCGCGCTCCATCAGCTCGGCGGCGTCCTCTTCGGAATACTGCAGGCCATCGTAGAAGTCATGATCGAGCGACATCTGAAAGCGGTTTTCCGCCTGAATGCTGCGCTCCTGCTCGAACCAACTCTCCAGCTTGCTCAGTTTCTTGATGTACTCCGGGTAATCCAGCTTGTGCGGCGCGTCGCTGGAAACGGCAACTTCCCCGCCTTTCGTGTAGCGCGCATCGGGATCATGTGCCTGCCTGACGCGGTAGTTCTCGATCGACTCGGCCATCAATGCACCTCGAATGTCTTGGATTCGCCGTTGATCGTCATGGTCGCCTCGGCGGCAAGCGCCTTCTGTGCGGCATGCTCGACCATATCTTCAGGCTTGGGCGGCATCATCAGCAGATCATCGAGCCAGACTAGAATGCAGTCGGCGATGCGCACAATGGTTTGCCTTGTGTTATCCATGCCCATGATCTCGGCAGCCTTCGTGGCTTGCTGAATCAGGTAATAATCATCGAGATATTTGTATGCGGAGGATTCGCACAGGATGAAAGCGCCTGAATTGTGGCGCTTGATAGCCGGGAACAGGCACATGGCCGGCTCGTCGTTGACATACTGAAATGATGCGCAGATGTCGCCTTTGCGGCGCAAGAACCTAGCGGTATGTCCACCTAGAACGACTGGCATGGATAGCAACCAAAGTGATTAGTTGCTGATTCCTTCTACCTGTTTTTTCGGTGATGTCAAGCAGTGCGCCAACCGCGTTTGGCCGACTTCTTCGACGGCTTCGGCATCCCGCTGGAGATCATCCCGCCGTCGAGCGCCTGCGCAAACTGGCGGAACGCATCAGCTCCCTCGCTGCCATCGTGATCCGGCTCGTCGATATAGCGCGCCTGGGTTGAACTCCACTTCTTCTTGTAGTTATCAAGCCGCTTGATACCCTGCGCGCAGTTCACCTCGTCGATCCAGACTTGTCCTAGCGCGCTGCGTGTCATTTCAATGCCGGTTCCGATCTGCGTGATTCGCGGCACGATCTCGACATTCTTCAAGCCCATGTCGGCCAGCATTTCGGCAACCGAGCGATTATCGTCACTCAGGCGCTTGTGGTCGGCGTCGTGCGGTAGGTAATGCTTTCCCCAAATATAGCCGGTGTCCTGCAGATACTTGTAGTAGTGGCGCAGATTCTCGCCGAATTCCTCGTAGTACCGAATGAACCGATGCTCAACACCAAGCTGCTGGTGGAACCATACCGCGCAGCCGTCCGAATTCCCGATGTCCCAATACGTATTCACCGGCTTATCCAGCACAGGAACTGTGCATATCCGCCCTTGCTTGCGCAGAATGGTCATCTGCTTGGCGTAGTAGTTGCCCTCGGTGGACTTCTGGAACGCCTCGCTCGGTGTGCTGGGATACTCCTGCCACATCCGTTCCGGCCGATTCGGATAGTCCGCCTCGCGGGTTGCGACGTACCAAGCGCGCTGCCGCGCCCGGATAGTCGTGTTCATGTCCGCCTCGATCTTGTCGAAGTATTCGTGATCCTTGTCGGTAATCACAACTCCGGCCGGGTCGATCTCGTATTCCGGGTTATCCCACCAAGCGTAGAAGTGCATGCGCCAATCCTTTTGATTGAGCTTCTTGCCCTGGTTCTGCAGCGCCAGCGCGCGCTGCGTCATATCGTAGAACTCGCCCTCTGCACCCTCGGCCGTCGATTCGATCACCGTCACGCCGCTGGTCGGCACTGCCGGTATAGAGCCGGTGACAACCTCGGCGGCCTTCTCCGGGTACTTCGCGCAGATCTTGCCGAACTCAGATACATGCAGGCGGTGAATCGTGCCGGAGCGCATCGAGGTCGCCACGCGGATCGAGCTGTTGTTGTGGGCAAACACCAGCTCGCTCGCGGTGCATTTTTCCAGCGTCGCCCATTGCTTGATCATCGCCGGCAGATTCTCGTAGGCGAATTTCACCTTGTCGCGGAATATCACCTCGGCAGACTCCCGATCCTGCGCGACGATACCGCATCGAGAATTCGGCACCCACAAGGCATGATCCAGCCAGGCTATCGCTATCAGCGTCGTGAATCCAAGCTGACGGGCTTTCAGGATGATATTGCGGTGATGCAGCCGACCCAGGAACAGGCGCTGCGCACGGTTGGGCTTGAACGCGACGACCAGATCATCTTCCGGCAGCTCGCCCTTGATGATGATCTTGTACAGCTTTCCCGAACAAATCCGCCACATCGGATCTTTCAGGTCGTCGCCGTACTCTTCGATCAGTCGTTTAAGTAGTTCCTCTGTCTCATTCATCCGACGAGATCGGCAGCGCCTTACCGCTGCACTGGTTCAGGAATTCGCGGATCGGGTCATTCTTCTGCGCGTTGTCACGCTCGAACATGCCCAAATGCTTCATGGCCTTCTCGATGGCGCTGTTCTTATCCCAAAACTTGATCTTCTGCGTGACGCCGACCACAGCGCCTTCCTCGCGCAGCTCGTCAACCTCCACACTGGCCAGCGCCGCGGCCGCGCGGTCGTCCAGATCCACGATGCGCTTGAGCGAGCCATCCTGGTTGAAATAGGCGCGCGGGTCGAGGTGAACGATATTCCCAAGCGCCCGGATTACCGAATCAGTCGTCAGAGCATACTTGTCGGCAAGTTCCTGCTGCCGCTTGGCGATCATCTGCGATACAATAACATTTGATAACAAGCGACTAGATTGTTCTTGCGCTGTTTTCTCAGAGTATCCAGCCGATATTGCCGCCTGTGTAGCATTCCCGCCATTGGCAATGTACGACTCGACAAACAGAATGCGGCGCTGCTCGACGGAGGATCTAGCCTCTGCTGGAGTGTCGTACTCATCACGCGCCTCGCTCACCAGCCGGCAAGCCTCGGCGTACTCCGCTCCGGTGCCGTAGTCGTTGCGGTCAGGGGCCGGGTGCGCCTTGACTGCCGCAGGCGAATGCTTGGGCTTCTCGTTCACTTCATCACCAGATGCAGAACAGCAACCCCAAAGATACCCATGATCCCCATTACGCCGGCAATCACCCATCGTCGCACCAGCTTGAGTGTCGGCATTTCAACTTCTATCGCGGCGATCTTGGTGTCCTGCGCTTTTTCCAGCTCCTTCTGGTCGGCGTGACACTTGGAGCAGTCTGCCTTCTTTACCCGGCTCTCTTCCAGATCCTCGATCTTCTTCTCGCACTTCTCGATAGCCTTAAACGATCTGGTCACGGCTCCGCGCGTCTCTTCGTGGTGGGCTTCAAGTCTCGCCAGGGTGGTCAGCGACTCGGCGATGCTCTCCACCGCCGTTGACATCTTATCGAAGCCCTTTTCCAGATTGGATACGCGATTATCAAGCACAGCATTGCTCCCGCATTCTCCGCTCACTTCGCCACCCCCAGCGCAGCAGCCCGGCATTTTCGGTACTGTCCAGCCTGCTGGATCAGCGTGTAAGTCGTCGCGCCGAAGCTATCATCGGCCGGGGCCGACACCTCCGGGCAGTTGGCTACCGAGAGTGGGCTGACTTCTACCTTGGGGGGATTCGGGCAACAGGCGGCGAGCGCCGCGCAGAACAATATGATGATGGCCTTGGTCATGGCTTGTACGCCTCCTGGATCAGCGCCCACGATTCCGGGCTGTGTTTGCACTCGGAATAGACCTGCTCGGTGCGGATACGCTCGATCACCTTGCCTTGGATGGTCACTTGCTTAACGTCGATCTTGGCAATCTCGGCGGCAACGGCAGCCAATGCTTCCTTGCGACCCTTCTCGGCGGCCTGCTGCTCGATGGCCTCTTCGCCCAATCTGGACTGATAGCCGTGATGATTCCCGAAGGCAACCGCAGCGACCAGCGCCAGCACTGCGCCAAGCATCAGCCATGGATTCATGCTATTTATCCTCCAGCGCGGCATTTGTGATTTCGCGCATCGACATCATGGCAAGCGGCCAGAGTGCTATGACATAAGGCTGAGCCTCCACCGGAACCCAGCCAAGGATTAGGCCGCTGTTTACCTCGATCATTGTCAGCACACCGCCGACAATCGCAACTTGGTAGGTTCTTGACTTGAGACGCTTCTTGATTTTTTCGAGCATGGCTATGCCTCGTTGGTTGAACTGGCCGCAGCACTTGCCAGCTTCGGCAAGTCGGACATCGTAGGAATGGGGATCGCTTTAGGCCAGCGATAGCCGGAAACTCTGGAACGGTCGAATGGCGCGATACTCACGGCGTTGCCCTGATTGCCGCCCAGCACCAACAGCCTGCCTTTATCGTCCTGACCCACAACAAAGCCGACATGGCCGCCGCCGTCGCCTCAGCGCGCGAGCAGCTCGTGGAGGCGGTGGCGGAGGCGGACGACGACCTGCTGAACAAGTACCTGGAGGGGGAGGAGATCTCCGAGGCTGAGATCACGGCGGCGCTGAAGAAGGGCATGGCTGCC